AGTGATTAATGATGCCAAATCAATTGCCTTTACATTAATAGGATAGTATTATGTCAAAAATTAAAGTTAATTCAATCGTTAATAAGAATGATGATGGACAAGTTGAACTTACAAGAGGTGCAACGATTCCATCTGGACAACAGTTGAGTGTGACTGGAAATTTTAATGTAACTGGTGTTTTGACTGCAACAAATTATACTGCTAATAGTATGAATGTTACTGGAGTTGTAACCGCATCATCTTTTGTTGGTGATGGTAGTGCATTAACAAGTTTACCATCAGTTAGTACAGGAAAAATAATCGCATATAAAAGAATATTAGGATATGATGAATACCGTGCATAATATAAATAAAACAAAGAAACATATTTTAGTAATAAGGTAAAACTATGGCTGCTCCAAATATTGTAGGTGTAACAACGATTGTAGGAGTTACAACTTTTTTGAGTCTTGCGGATACTTCGGCAACTGTTCTTGTCAGCAATCCTGCAAGTAGTGATTATGTTTATAAGATTAACTCTATTATTGTAGCAAATGATGATGATGGAGCAAATAGTGCCAATATTACCGTCGCTCTGCATAATGAAGATGATGGTGGCGGCACAGCATTTAAATTAGCACATACAGTTGCTGTCGCGGCAGATTCAACACTTGTCGTCCTTGATAAAGCATCATCGATCTATCTTGAAGAGGATCGTTCAATTGTGGTTACAGCATCTGCGCCTAATGACTTGGATGTTATCTGCTCATATGAGACCATTATTGACTGATAAAAAGGAGATACTAAAATGGCAGATCAAACAGCACTCTATTCATATAATGGAGCAGAACCATCTACTCTACCTCATAGAATTATTTTAAGTGATGGTAGATCTAGGACCGATATCAATACATTTACTGATCAGGAGATTATTGATGCCGGATTTACTGGTCCTTATGAAAAACCAGAGTATAACTACACTACTCAAAAGTTAGTTTGGAGTTCTGATACTCTTTCATATTCTATTGTAGATCTCCCATCATCGGAACCAACGGAAGAAGACTTATGGGAACAAATGAGAAGAAGAAGAAACGTTTTGTTATATGAAACTGATTGGACTCAAGCAAGAGATGTTGTTTTAACAAATGACGATGAGTGGAAAACATATCGCCAATCATTAAGAAATCTTCCAGAAAATATATCGGACATCACAAATATTACTTGGCCTGTTCCACCAACAGATACTGAATGATATGTCAATAAACAGATTAAGTAGAAACTCTAGCCTTCAAAGAGTATGTGGAAACGCCACTGCGTATATGGTTGGATCTGGCGGATCCCCCGCAACTCCTGGAAATGGATATGAATATCAAGTATTTACAACTCCAGGTCCATCAACATTTTCAATATCTAATACAAATTTTTACGACCCAAATTCAAAAGTAATTAAAACAACAGAGTACAATGAAGTTGAACTATTAGTTGTTGGTGGAGGAGGTGGAGCTACTAATTCGGGATCCAGTGCGGGCGGCGGAGCTGGTGGACTAGCATATTCATCATCATATACAGTTACATCACCAACACCAGTGACAGTTGGTGATGGTGGACCATCTCCATCACCAAACACTTCAAGAGGAACTACAGGAACCACATCATATTTTGGTTCGGTTGCTGGTAATGGTGGTGGAGGAGGTGGAGCTCCAGCACCCCCAGGTCCTTCCTATGGACCAGGATCTCCTGGTGGTTCTGGTGGCGGATCGACCGGATGGCAAGGTGTCGGCCCTGAGTCAGGTGGATCAGCAACTCAACCAGGAAATCCTACATTTGGTGGTTTAGTTGTCAATTATGGCACTACTGGAGGTGCTAGTGGACTTTCTCCATATTACAGTAGTGGTGGCGGTGGTGGCGCTGGTGGTGCCGCTTCTGATGTAAGTCCTCCTCTTCCTAATGGATATAGTACACCAGGTGGTCCAGGTAGATTTTATCCACAATTTAGTTCTACTTTAATTTCTCCAACTATTCCATCTCCAGAAAGACCTACTTGGTCACCACAGGTAGGTGGAAGTGGAGTCTATGCTAGTGGAGGATCTGCCGGATCCTCCGGACCTAGTTATAGTTCTCAACCTTATCCAGTTGCTGCTGCGATTGGTGGTGGAGGAGGTGGTGCTAGCGGTTCCGCAGGTCAAAACTACACGGGTGGTGGATGCGGCGGTGCCAACTTTCCGCCTGCTTCATCTGGATCGAAGGGGGGTGATGGAATTGTAGTTGTTAGATATGCAACGGCAGTGAATCATGGAGTTGGAACTTTTCAAGATCCTATTAAAGATGGAGTAGGTTTAAAAGCAATAACAACTTCTGGTAATTATTACTTTAAAACATCGTCGATGACACAAGCCGTACAATATTATGTTGATACTGCAACTGGTGATGGAAAATGGATTAGAATATTCTTAGCAAATAGCAACAACTATAATTCATCTTCTTTTAGTTGGGATGATACAGAAACACCGAATCTTATTTCAAATTCCAATAAGTTTATGTATTGTTTTGTAAATCCATCTACAAATGTAACGACTCAAGCTTGGTCTTGGTGGTTTTATAGTGGAACATCAGAAAGTAACTATAACGCATTTAGAGATAACCCGCCTTTAGATCACGGCGGTTCGGGATCACCATTAATAACAAGAATAAGTGCTCGTCAAATATCTTCCATGACAGATTACATTGGATATTATTTGAGAACCGGTGTTTCTTCATTCAGTAATCAATGTGATGACGCTCGCAATAATGTATGGGGTCAGATTTGCCTTAAAGGATCAAATTCTTCATCCTCAACTGGAACAGGTGGTCTTTTAGATTTTCCTCATTATGGTAGTTTTGCTGTCTCCTACGGGGACACTTGCTCAAGGTCAGATGAAACTTATACTACAACCAGTTGTTCAGACACAAGAAGATTTGCAGTTTATGTTCAGTTATAATACAATGAATTTTTATGAACTACATCAATTATCCTAATTCGATACAAATAATAGAAAATATAAAGGAAAAAGAAACCATACAATGTTTTATTTTTAGAAAACAATCTTGTCCTTTTTGTGATGATTGGTTTAAGAATAACCAGAAAGGATTTGAAGAATTAATCAAAACTGACTTTGAGGTTTATATTATTGATACGGATACTCAAAGTATTCCTTTTCCACCTCTTGTAAGTCCAACTTTATATTTCTATCACAAAAATTTTAAGTTTCCTTTTATACGACAAGGACTTCTCCCATTACTAGAAACACAAAAAGAATTTGGTAAATTTATCAGAATTAAAAATGGCGAATCATATGAAAGTGTTTTCAAATAAAAATGTTTTTGAGTATAGAAAAAATATTTGCAACTCCTGTGAGTATAAAACTAAGTTTAATCGTTGCTCTTTATGTGGTTGTTTTTTATCTTTAAAGCAAAGAATTGATAATCAATCTTGTCCTATTTTGAAATGGGGGAATAATTATAACTCTTGGACAGTTGAATAAAATATTAGTATAATAAATACTTTCACATTCATAATCATTCATATAAGAAACGATGGCACATTTCGCAGAACTTGACGAAAACAATATAGTTACCCAAGTCATTGTTGTGGGTAATGATGATATTAAAGATGTCAATGGCAACGAAGTAGAAGAAATCGGAGTTGCATTTTGTAAGAAACTCCTAGGTGCTGATACTCGTTGGAAGCAAACCTCATATAATAACAACTTCCGTGTGAGATACGCAGGGATAGGTTACAGTTTTTCGGAAGAACTCAACGCATTTATTCCACCACAACCTTATGCATCATGGACTCTTGATAGTGACACTGCTGATTGGGTATCACCTCTCGGTGCAGCACCTGCTCTTACTGATGCAGAAGTAGAAGCACGTTCATACTATCGTTGGGATGAGGATGCATATCAAGCAGATAACACCACCGGATGGGTACTAGAAACCCCACCAGCACCTGCTGAATGATACACAGAGGGGTTCCACCCCTCTTTTTTTATACTAAATAATAACAACGCAAACAATATAAAGTCAAATGCCCCTGATCGGAAATCCTTACGTCGTTGGGGATACAACAGGAAACTTTAAAAAACTTGATGATCTCTCATCATATACACTGTCTTTTAATCCATCAAGTGATGTGTCAACTTCAAATGATACTATCACTAGTATTGAGCATCGTTTTATTACAGGTCAAAGAGTTACCTACACGCACGGCGGTGGAACTGCAATTGGTGGACTGACTTCGGGCAATGCCTACTACATTGTCAATAACAGTGCGGATACGATTAAACTCGCACTCACATATGCAGACGCACTGGTTAGCAATACAATAGATCTTACTTCGACTGGATCTGGAAGTGCTCATACCATTAACCTTTCATTTGATGGTGTTAATACAAGGTTCAGAGCAACTTATGGTAATGGTGGAAAAGCAAGAATTACAAATGCATCACAACTAACTATTTCAATCAATGGTGTTTTACAGCAACCATTTGAAACATCAGCACCATCAAGTGGATATGGTATTGATCATCCTGGTATTATTGTCTTTTCTGTTGCTCCGACTGGAAGTGATGTTTTCTGGGGAAATATCATTGCCAATAATTTTCCAACTTATGATATCACCGACAATAAGGTCGATAACTTTACTGGCAATGGATCTTCGACGGAGTTTACACTATCAAGAACGGTTCCAAATAATGAGAGCCTGTTAGTTACCATTGATGGTGTTACTCAATATCCAAGTGATAGCACCACCACAAGAGCTTATACAATCTATGACAGCATTCTAACATTTGCCGAAGCACCTGCGAATGGTGCGGTCATTCAGGCAAGACACATTGGTTTTGCTGGTGCCGTTACGAGTTCTGTCACTGGATTCAATGGTCGAACTGGTAATGTTGGATTAAGAACTGGTGATCCACTTGTTGGTGTTGGTATTCAGTCTGGTGGAATTACTATTGGTGCTGGTGTTACTCAAATCAATTTTATTGGAACTGGAAACACCGTTGCAGTTGTTGGTGATCGTGTTGATATTAGTATTTCTGGTGGAGGTGGTGGAGTTACTGCTGGCACAAGGATCAACTATCCAAGTGGAAGTCAATCACCATTTATTCTATCTCTGGCACACGTTACAGAATCTATTACTCTTGACTCTACCACAACAGATGAAACGATACCTGCAAACATTGTGATTGGTGAATCTACATTGGTGATTGATACTGGTATTGGTGTCACAATCGGAGATAACAATACTGTTGTTCCTGATCTTTATAATGTATTTGGATAATGGAAAGAATCACAGGAACTCCGTATTATGTTTCGGTTGCTCACGTAACTGAAAATATGACATTAGATGATACAACAGTCGGAGAAACGATTGATTGTAACATTATTGTGAAGTCTCATACACTTGTGGTTGATACGGGAATCTTGTTATCAATCGATCAAGGTAAGACTTTAATACCTGATGTTTATAATGTATTTGGATAAATACTTTGAGAACTGATTGAATAAATAAATAAAAAAGAAGCGTAAAGATGTCCCAACTCAACGTTGATGTCATAAAAAATAAAGCGGGCACAGGAGGTCCCACTTTACAAGCACTGACTGTAACTACTGGTGCAAACGTTACTGGTGTTGTGACGGCATCAAGTTTTGTTGGTCCTGTAACTGGAACCGCAACGACGGCAACGAATCTTGCAGATGCGGCAAATATCACAACTGGAACTGTTGCTGCCGCAAGATTGAGTGGTTCTTATAATATTGATGTAACTGGTAATATCAACTCTTCTGGGGTATCAACACTTACAACACTCAACGGGACTTCGGGTCTTGTAAGTTTAGGATCTACAATTAAGACAAAAGGATTTGTAGAGACTCAGACTTCTGCATCGGTTGCTTCCAATATTCTGAACCTTGATGCCTCACAAGGAACCGTATTTACTCATACGACTTCTGCACAGATTGGTATAGTTTCATTCACAGGTATCAGAATCGATAGTGCAGGAACTCAGACATTCAGTGTTCTGGTAACACAGGGTACATCGCCAACTAATATAACTGGTGCAACTGGTATTGGAACACAACTTGCAACTGTTGTAACAACTGATGGAGTTGGATATAGCACACATATTAAGGTCGGTGCAGGATCTTCGATTGTTCTAACTAGTACCGCAGGAGCATTGGATCTTTTAACCTTCATTGTTTCCTATGATGGTAATACTCCTGCTAATGATACATTTAAAGTAGTAGGATTTGCAGCAACAGATTTCAGAAACGCGATTGTTTGATGACTTATGGCACCCTTAACAACTGGCGCGATTAAAGCGATACTTCAAGAATTTTCACAGCAACGAGTAGGTCGAGGACGTTATGCGACTGCTGCTGGAGGTGGTGGAACTGGACTCACAGCAACTGGTGGTATTATAAGTGATTATGAAGACTCTGGAACTTATTATAGGTCTCATATTTTTACCTCATTAGGAACTTTTGACGTAGACTCTATTGGTGATTTTGGTGATACTGTTGAGTATCTTCTGGTTGCTGGAGGAGGAGGATCTGGTTTATACTCTGCAGGAGGTGCTGGTGGCGCATTTGTTTCCTCATTAGCAGTTAATACATCTCCAGGAACATATACTATAACCGTTGGTTCTGGTGGTGCAGCATATCCAACTGCCGCTACATCTGCTACATCTCCAAGCGGAACTCCGTCAACAATAGAAAATGCCAGTATCACTACCATTACTGCCTATGGTGGTGGTGGTTCTGGTACTAATGCAGGAGTGGGAGGTCCTGGTGGATCTGGTGGTGGTGGAGGTTATACTGGTCAATCTGGTGGAACTGGTAATAAACAAACTGGGACAAGCACCGATATTTCAGCACCTTTACAACCTCAAGGATATCCTGGAGGAACTGGTGCTAACCCTGGAGCTCCATACTATGGTGGCGCTGGTGGCGGGGGCGCTGGTGGTGCTGGTGGAAATGGAGCACCAACTGTAGGTGGTGTTGGTGGTATAGGTATTTCAAATTTATATGCCGGTCCAGAAAATGATGGCGTAGGTGCCCCTGGACCTTCTCCTGGTAGATGGTTTGCTGGTGGAGGTGGTGGTGGAACTTATCTAGGCGGTACTGCCGGTACCGGTGGTGGTTCTGGAGGTCCTTATGCTGGAGGTGGCGATGGAAAACCTGGTGCAGGCAACAATCAAGGTGGTGATGGAGTAGCTGGTACTGGAGGTGGTGCTGGAGGAACTGGGTATAATACTGCGAGTTCTGGTGGTGCTCAAGGTGGTTCAGGTATTGCTATACTTCGTTATCAAATCGGAGAACTTACCGCACAGGCAAAAGCAACTGGTGGTGCTATTAGTTTCCATGGTGGTAAAACTATTCATACCTTTACATCATCTGGTACTTTTACTAATACTTCTGGATCACCACTATCAGTAGAATATGTTGTAGTTGCTGGTGGTGGTTCTGGTGGAAGATATGGAGGTGGTGGCGGAGCAGGTGGATATGTCACCGCATCTACAACTTGTCCAACAAGCCCAGTCACCATATTAATTGGTGCTGGTGGATCTGGATATCTTGGTAATGCACAGTCAGGGGAGCAAGGTCCAAACGGATCAGATACAACTTTGACAGGAGCACTGACAGTAACAGCAACTGCTGGTGGTGCTGGTGGATCTTATGGTAATCCTGACGGAAACGGATCTCCCGGAAATCCAGGTGGTTCTGGTGGAGGTGGTGGAACACAAAACAGTGTTGCTGGTAGTGAAGTTGAATCTGGCGGAACTGGAAGTCAAGGTTATCCTGGTGGTGGAGGTTGGCAATGGGCTTCGCCTCAAGGCGGCGGCGGTGGTGGAGGTGCCGGTCAAGCTGGATCTCCTGGACCTAGTGGTGCAACGGGAGGTGATGGATCACAGGTTCCACCTACATTCAGAAATCCTTCTACATACTTTGATCCCAATAATCAATGGTATCTCGCTGGTGGTGGGGCTGGTGTTAGAGGTCCAGGAGCTGTTTCTGGCGGAAAAGGTGGAGGAGGTTCCGTACCAAGTGCTGCTGCCGGTCAACCAGCACCTGATGGATGTGATGGAATGCAAGGCACTGGTGGAGGTGGTGCTGCTACTTATGATAATGTAATTAATGGAGTATGGAGAACTGGATTTGGTGGTTCCGGTATCGTCCTCATCGCATATCCTTCTCCATAAATACCTAAAAACCGCAATGGCATTCACTAAGATACTTGGTCCTGGTATTGGTGATGGTAATCAACAGATTGTTGGTATCATTACCGCTACCGCATTTTATGGAGATGGATCAAATCTTGAAGGTATAACATCTGCAGGTTTGGGAACTGCTGTAGAAGCAGGTTCTGCATTTGGTGGAGAGCAGATTTATTACACCAATACAATATTAGGTATTGGTGGAACAGTTACTGTTGACCCACCAGCATCATCAAATGTTGCTTATACTCAATATGCTGATATTGCAGTTGATGAAGGTGCAGACTTAATCATCGCTGATGGTGATGACTTAGTACCTGATATTCTTGGTATTGGAACTGATGGACTTACGATTCTTCCTGGAAATGGTGGTAGAGTTCGTGCTGATAACTTTACAAACAAAGCAGGAACAGGTGCTCCAACATTCCCATTTGGTATTAACCTGAGTGGAAGTTCTGCTATCAATGATGAAAGTCCACTGACTACTAACACTGGATTTATTGAGATCCAACACGTTCTTAACGTGAGCACAGATACAACAATAGCAGGTTCTACTTCTTCAACCGTAACCACAAAGCGTAGATCGGTAGTTGTTGATAACACTAAGACTTTAATACTTGGACCTGATTGTGAGTTAGTTATTGATGTATACAATATATAAATACAAATAAAAGTTGGTCGTAGTTAATGTCTATACTCAGAGCTGATAGTATTCGTGATAGAGCGGGCACGGGTGCTCCTGATTTTCCTAATGGTCTTACTGGTAATTTGACTGGTACGGCAACCACTGCTACTACATTGAGTGGTACTCCAAACATCACAGTTGGAACTGTAACGGGTACTGATGCCACGTTCAGCGGCAACCTGACTGTAAACGGAACTACAACTACGATTGATACTACCGTTACTGCGGTTGATAGTTTAGCAGTCGATGGTAATATAACTGCTCTTGGTAGACTTGGTATTGGAACTGATAATACATTGACCACCAAGTTGCATGTTCAAGGAACTGGTAATGGAAGTTCTGGTTCTTCTTCACTCTCCGATTCATCGGAAGCATCTGCGGTACTTTTAAAACCATTGTCTGAATCGGGTACTGCAATGGCTCTTGGTGCTAGAGATAGTGGTGGTCACTATATTCAAGGACTATATGCCGCTTCTTCAGTAGTTTCTTTAAGAGACATTTCTATCAATCCATACGGTGGTAGTGTAGGAATCGGAACTCTTTCAGATAATTTTGGTGGAGCTCCTGGTGCTAGCACTGTTAAGATTGCAACTTCAGGTGTAGAAAGACTTCGCATCACATCAGGCGGCACAGCAATCTTCAAGGCAGGACTTGCTGAAAAGAATGTAAATGGAACTACATTAGCAGCAGCGAGTAATAATATTGCTCTTAGTTCTGGTAATGTTCATAGATTTACAGGTGATGAGTCTGGTGCTAAAACAGTAAACTTTACTGGAGTACATTCTACACTTGGTAGTGGAGAATCAGTTTCTTTCACAGTCATTCTCACACCAAATAATTCTGGTTATATCAATGCTGCTACAGTTGATGGAGCAACTCCTGGAACTCCAACAAAATGGTCTGGTGGTTCAGCACCTTCTTCTGGTAGTAATGGTGGAAGAGACGTTTATACATTTACAATATTTAAATATGGAACAGCAACAACAGACTATGAAGTCTATGGTGCTGTAACCAACTACGCTTGATAGGAGGTAGACAATGAGTATATTCAGTGATTTCTTCAAAAAGGAAGCACCTCTTCTAGGACTGCAAGGTTCTGGTGGAGGTCTTGGTTTCTTGGCAGGTGGTGGTGGTGGACGTACTTATGGTAATCCTAATGGTATGGTTGCTACAGGTGGATACATATATGACTTTTATGATGATAATGATGTTGCTTATAGAGCCCACATCTTTAGTTTAACTGATGATTTTGTAGTATCTTCTCACGGAAATTATGGTGGAACTGTTGAATATTTGATCGTCGGTGGCGGTGGTGGAGGTGGATCTCACATCGGTGGTGGTGGCGGTGGTGGTGCTGTCCTTTCAAACCTTCCAACACACCCATCTCCATATGGAGGAGGAACATCTGTTAGCCTTTCTCCTGGAACATATAATGTTGTTGTGGGTGGCAACTCAGCAATTCCATCTAATGGAACAAGAAATATCTCTGCCTATGGTCACAAAGGTAACGGATCTAATGCCAATGGTGGAGCGCGATACGGAAACCCCACTACTCTTCCATCAGCATTTGGATCATATGTAACTGCTGGTGGAGGTGGTGAAGGTGGAACCGCTTTTTCTGATGGTGGAACTTCTCCCAGTAATGGTAGTGGTGGTGGAGGTGGTCATGGACTTGGTTCATCATCGGGTGGTGCTGGAGGAACATATGGAAATGCTGGTGGTGGTGGATCTCAGGTTAGTCACCATGCTGGTGGCGGCGGCGGTGGCGCTGGACAAACTGGAGGTACTGGTGATGGTCCTAATGGAATTGGTGGTAAGGGTGGCGATGGTATTGTAAATAATATTATTCCATCACCACCATCTGTAAATAGTGGAAATGGATATTACTGGGGTGCTGGAGGTGGCGGCACTGCAGGTATTAGCACTCCAGGTAATGTCACTGGTGGTTCTGGTGGACTTGGTGGAGGCGGTGGTGCTTCAGTTCAACCTGCACCTGGAACGAGAACTGTAGGAACAGGTGGTGGAAGTGCATTAAATCCTGGTGGTGATGGTGTCATAGCTCCAGGATTTAGTGGTAATGGTGGAGCTGGAACTGGTGGTGGTGGCGCTGGTGGTGCTCACCCAAGTCGGCAAGCTGGTGGTGGTGGATCAGGTCTTGCTATTATCAGATACCAAATTGGACAGGTTCAGGCTGAAACAAAAGCAACCGGTGGATTTGTAAGTTTTTCTGGTGGAAAAACACGTCACGTATTTTTGGGACCAGGATCATTTGAGGTTACTGACTCTGGATTAACTTCTGTTGAATATCTTGTTGTTGGTGGCGGTGGTGCTGGTTCTTGTGATAATGGAGATGGTTCTGGAACTGGAACCTCACAAGGTAATGGTGGTGGCGGTGGTGGATGTGTAAAAGCAAATAATAATTATCCAGTTTCAGTTCAATCATATCCTGTGACTGTTGGTGAGGGTGGAAGAGCTAACGTAATCTCTGCTGGTTCACTATGGAACGGACAAGCTTCTGTATTTGGTAGCATCACCGCACCTGGTGGTGGAAATGGAGGATATTACGCCAACGCAAATGGAACTCAAGGTGGTTCTGGTGGTGGCGGCGGTGCTACTGGTGGTGGTGGCGGTGCCGCTGATGGAGATTCTGGGGGAACACCTAATAGTAATTCACCACCATCTGGTTGGGGAAATAGTGGAGCAGGTGGTCACCCAGCACCACGCGGTGGTGGCGGTGGCGGTGCTGGAACTGCTGCCCCTGGAGACTACGGTGGTACTGGTTTGACTTATAGTATCACTGGAAAAGATATAGTTTATGGTTCTGGTGGTGGTGGAAGTGGTTCAGGTAACAGTTTCCCATCAACTCAAGATAATGGTAATGGTGGTAGTGGAAGCCCAGGCGGAAAAGGTGGAGATGGAAACCAATTCACTGGATCTGGTGGTGGCGGAGGTAGAGATATTGGTGGTGCTGGTGGTGCTGGCATCGTTGTTATCGCATATCCAACCTGATAAATACTTCCATAAAGGCATAAGATAATCGATGTCCAGAATAAGAGCAGACAAAATTGTCAACAGGGCAGGAACGGGCGCACCTGAACTTCCATTTGGTTTGAATGCTCCTAATGGATTGAATGTTACTGGTATTGTAACTGCAACTTCTTACAGAGGAGATGGTTCTCAATTAGAGGGAATTGATGCTACTGCTCTTAAAGATAGTGGTGGAAATGTAAAAGTCCAGACAAATACTGATGGTATTGTTGTATCTGGAATCGTAACAGCAACAACCTTTTCTGGTTCTGGTACAAATATAACGTCGCTGAATGCTTCTGAACTTTCATCTGGAACAATTCCTGATGCAAGGATCCCAAATCCATTACCTGCTGTAGACGGTTCTAACCTAACAAATTTAAATATTCCACCAAGTTATAACGAACTTGATTCAGCATTATTTGGCTAAATAACTAAAAAGATATATCAATGGCACTCAAAAGAACAAAATTATTAGGTATTCAGTCAGTTACTGGTATCAGCACCGTTGGTATTTTGACGGTTGGAACCACTCAAACTGCTGGTGGAGTTGGTGTTGCATCAACCACATATCTTCGTGGTGTGATAATGCATAACACTGGACTTTCTACTTGCCAGAGTTCTTTATATGTTTATCCAAGTGGAGTTGCTGCTGATGGTTCTGCGGGAAATGCGGCATATAGATTAGCAAGAGTTGACCTTTCATCAAATGAAACATTCTTCTTTGAAATGAACTACCCCATAGTTATGGTAAATCAAGAGAAGATTGTTGTAGAAGTTACACAATCTGGAAACGGAGGAGCAGGTATTGGAAGTGCAGTCAACTTCCAGATCCTTGGTGATACTGACATCCTTTGAGGTGATTAGAAATGGGAGCAAGATCATCACAGAGTAGAGGTCCAGGACTCAA